TGACTATCCTCACAGTGCCTTCGAGGAGTTGTGCGTGCAGGGTATGTCCTACGGTGAGTTCACTGGGGACGTTAGTCACTGCGTAAGTTTGGTGTAGTGCGTCTTCCCACTGTTGGTGGCTGTATCCTGTGACGCTGTATCTCTTCAAGGGGCTCTCCAGGGGCTCTCCAGGGGGTCGACTGGGTGCTCGGCATGTGAAAGGGGGAAATCAACAACAGGGGTAGTGCGCCGAGCACCCAGTCTATGTGGTTACTTGTCCGCTTCTAGTGCGCTCTGAACTTCTGCATCAAGCCTGTCGCCTGTTGCGCATTCTCCGGGCCCTGGATGACATTCACCGCAACTATCGCTGTGTAGGTTTGATGCCATAAGCGAGTCTTGGACTGCTTGGGTGGATTCTTTGCTCATGCTGCTTTGCCTTTCATGGCTGGTAGGTGATTGTGGTTACTTTTTCTTTTTCTTCTTCTTGGCGTTGGCTTCTTCACAGTCGTCCCAGATGGGGCAGTCGTCACATTCGTCTAGCTTGTCTAAGTCCTTCCCGAACGTGCCATCTCCAGGGCACTTGTTCTTGCCCTTCTTGTCCTTGGCCTTCTTCTCCTTGGCCTTGGGCAGCTTCTTCCCTTTACCCTTGACCTTCACTTTCCCTTTCTTCTTCTTGGGCTTTTCTTCTTCCTCAGGCTCTGGCTCCTTCTTCTTTTTCTTTTTCCGCTTCTTGGCTTTGGGCTTCTCGTCGTCCTCTTCATCGTCGTCCAACTGGAGGAACATCTTCTTGAGCTTCTCGTAGGGGAGCACGTTGAGGAACTTGTCCAGGTTCACCGTCTTGCCAAGGATCTCGTCTTCGTCCATGTCCTCACGGTCCTTGAAGTCGATCCGCGAACAACGAAGGAATTTGTGGCCGGCAAACGTCTCGTCAGAGAAGCGCACCTTCAGAGTCTTGCCACCTTCAGTGTCGTAGAAGGTCAGGCAGTCCTCGTCGCCTGGGTCTTCCAACTCCTTCTTCAGTCCAGCGTCTGCGCTCCAGAACTTGCCCTGCGACATCAGGAACAAAGCGATGGAGTCACTGTCCTCAGGATCGAGAATGTTCATGGCCACATAGGTCTGACCCTTCAGCTCCTTGATGGCCTCGTCATGCTCTCCATCCTTGTTTTTCTTGGAGAGCCTCGCACGCTCCTCATGGAGTGGGCACTTCTGTCCAACCGAAACTGGGCAGACCACGCTGTCATTGTTCGGACCCACACCGTGGTGGATGACGAAGGATCGCTTATACCAGATCGTGCCTGGTTCAATGTCGTCTGGGTGGTTGTCGTCTGTCGTCTCGTATGGAACGATGTCGATCAGATAACGCCCAGCCTTCTCTGGCTTCCAGTCGTCAACCCCGTCCGGAAGGTTGAACCAGTTAGACCCTCCGCCTCCCCTCTTGGCGTTCTTGCGAACGTCCTCCTTGGATACCCTTTTCCTCTTTCGCTTGCCCATTCTTGTCTCTTTCATTGAGTGTTCGGACCACGCCTCGCGTCACCATTCGCGCGAGCACGTATGAAAAACAGAGTAAGGCCGCTGCCACCATTATGGAAGACCCGACCCAGAGTAAAATCCAAAGCAAGGCCTCCACTACTTGGCCTTCTTCTTTCTCTTGCGTGTGACAGAAACCTGGCGCTTGTGCGAGGCTTCTTCAGCTGCAGCCTTCTGCGCGAGCCACGCCGCCGGAAGATCACGTGGAGTGCTCGGTCCAGCGAAGTATTGTTGACCGTGCAATGTGATGAGGGATTCAAGCATGCGCTTCTTCATCTCCATTGTCTTTACAGCTTGTTCAAGTTTGCCAGCTCTGGCTGTGGTGGCGTCCGCATTTGCTTTAGCATCAATCCACTTTTGTCGAGCCTTTTTGTATTTTTTATGATCTTTGACAGCAGCAGTGATTGTGCCTTCTGTGACTTTGTCAAGACCGAAGTCTCCAGGATTGGCTCGGATCTCCAGGGCTAACTTGGCCTCCGAGGTGTCCCATTGAAATTTAGCTTTGTCAATTCCAATTTTAGCTTCATCAACAGCCGCTCTGGCTCGATCAATCGTTCCGCCCACTTGTAGAACAGCTCTGGTTGGCGGGCGACCTCCACGTCAAGCTGCAGAGGATCTATTTTGTGATCAGCTTCGAACTCTTCTTTATCCATGTGTTCCTCTACCTACTATCAGCCGTCGCCGAACACAGCTTCGTAGCAAGCCCTTACAAGGCCTGCCTGCTTCGAGTCATAAAAGTTATTCTCGAAAGCGACGATCACATTGTAGGCATTGTGATCTTTCTTTTTGATGAGGACAGATCTTGCGTAGCCTATCACTGCCCATCGGACACCCTCGGGGTCACCCTTCAAGTTCCTTAGGATCTTCGTGACTTTATTCCAGGACTCCTTCTTTATCAGAGACCTGCAGAGGTCAATGGCTTCGCGCTCCAACTCGGATTTCTGCTTCATAGCCTTGACCCGCTCGGAGTCGGGCAGGTTGGCGACCTTATCGAGCAGCACCAGCGCGACACGGGCGCTACCAGCAGAGATCTCGACCAGCTCGGACATAGTATCGTCCGACAGCTCTATCGACTCCTTACGGACGACTCTCGCGGTAAGGGTCGTCAGCTCCTTCTCATTCAGCAGCGTGAGTGGCATGTCACAGCAGCGTGTCCGAATGGTCTTGAGGAGTTTTCCAGGGTCCGTTGTGGACAGGAAAAAGTAAACGTGTGAAGGAGTGTCCTCAAGCATCTTCAGGGCGGAGTGCTGGGCGTCCTTCGTCCACTGATGAACCTCGTCCAAATGCCAGATCCGAACAGGGCCACCCGTGGGGGACAGGGACATATTTCTCATGATGTCACGGACGGAGTCAATGCCTCTGTTGGAGGAGACGTTGACCTCTTGCCAATCTAGTTTGCTGCACTTCAACTCACGTCGGAGAATGCGCGCCAGCGTGGTCTTGCCACAACCGCTTGGACCATGGAAGAGCAGGGTGTGGGGCAGGGACTTTCTCTTCAGCATGTTCTTCAACGTGGCGACGGTGCCCTCGTTGCCCACTAGGCTCTTCAGCTTCTTTGGTCTGTGTTTCTTGTAAAGTTCAGTGGTCATTTTAGGATGACCTTTACAAAAGTGCGGAAGAAAACTAAGTAGTTCACCCTGGCATCGATGTCACAATCAACATCCCCACTGAACGCTCCTATGTGGACGTTGTCCCCAGCCCTTGGTAAAAAGGACCAATGCACTTCTTCCTTTTTTCCGTGGTAATGAACTTCAATCCTCATATCTCTACCTCCTGTTTGTCATACCAGCTGCCACCGACAGGGGTTATCTCTGCGTCGATCACCAAGGGCACAATGATCCATCCCCATTTCTTCGTCAGCTTCCTGATCATGATCTTCTTGGCCAGTGCGAGGAAATCGTCCACCTCGTTCTCAGGGACGTCCGCTAGGATACTATCGTGTATCTGCCCAATGAGCAGCGTTTTCATCCCTCGCTTTTCAATCTCCTTCTGCAACCAGATCAAAGCTTGCAGTAGGCAGTGGAACGCGGAACCCTGCACAGCGTAATTGATGACCTTGTTCTTGACCATGTGGCCTTGGCTTATGAACCCTGTCTTGGAGATGAACCAACCATTCTCTTGGTAGTCAGCATACCAGTCTTTCCTCCACTGATTGTAGACTCCAAAGCGCTTGCTCCAAAACTTCTTTTCCACCTTCTGTATGTGGCGCTCGAATGTGCCCGCTCGTGGGCTCCCCTTCCTGTTCTGGTCTCCCAGCTCCCGGACCCCCATTTTCTTCAGGTGCTTTCGTAAGGGCACCCCTTTGGTGGTTTTCAACTTTAACGTGGAGCAGGCTCTCCAGAGATCGGCAGCACAGCCTAACCAGTAGGATCCATAGAACTGAGGGAACACGAACATATTTTTGGCGCAGTAGCGGATCTGTCCGATCATCTCCTTCTGTGCTTTGGTCAGACTGGATCTGGTTTTGTCCATCTCCTTCTCAGAGAGCATGAAGCACTCCATGGCCATGTCCCGGTGCATGTCCGTGGAGGGATCCTTTATATAGCGGATCATCGTGGGATCTTTGTGGTAGCACGCCGCCACCTTAACCTCGATACCGCCATAGTCAATCTCGATCAGATGCCTGTTTTCCCTGGCAATGAATGAACGTCTGATCAGCTTCTTGATCTTCTCCACACGGACTGGAATGTTCTGGAAATTGGGGGAGTCACTGGAACTACGGTAGGTCAGAGTGGTATGGAGGTTGAACGAGGGACGTAGGATCCCGTCTACTACTTCACGGTGTATGCTAGTGAGGTAGGTTCCAAGCGCCTTCTGCAGTTTCTTGATCTCCAAGTAATCCCGCACGAATGGATCGTCTACTGTGGCAAGTGTCTTCTCGTCGGTTTTGTGCTTCCCTGTTGCTGTGAACTCCGGGCACTCATAGCCCATAGTTTCAAACAACACCTTGC